TCTCTTTTGATTAATTTTTCTTGTTCAGTTTCAGGAACATCTACTTCAGAAGGAGCAGTTGCATTAGGAGATTCAGTTGATGCTCCTTGTTTCAAAGCTTGAGTTTCTCCATTACCACTATTCATTGCAGCAAGACCAGCCAAGCCTATACCCGCAGCAACTTTACCCTTATTAGCAGCAACCATTTCCTGATATTGCTGTAATTTAGCCTTTAAAGATTCAGGATGAGTTAAATCTGCGTTCTTTAATTTATCATCTAAATTAGAGACATTAAAAAAATCTTTTGACTCTAATTCAATTGTTTTAGGAGAGGCTGATATAGCAGGTACTTGCCCGCTAGATAACGCTGGTAAATTCTTAGGTTCATAAGGAACCGGAGGACGAGAAATAGGGCCAGCTTCACCGAGAACGAATCCTTTATCTTGAGGACCACCAACTAATTGAAAGTTTGGGTCTTCCGGTAACTTAATTACTTTCTCTTCAGGAAGTTGAATACTGCTAAGCTGATCCCTCAAAGTAGGATTATCTAATTGAGCGCCGCGCTCAGCAGCTTCTTTAGCTAATTGACGATTAACAATATCGCCCTCTTCTTTTTTAAGAAGGGGAAGCAATTTTTTTAAATATTCAAGTTTTTCTCTATTAGCCACCGAAACCGCCGCCCATTTTAGACCAGTTACCGCCGAAAGACCAGCCCTTTCCGGTTACGTCTTCACTATCAACATCAGTAGAACCTTTTCCAGGATTTAATTCGCCACCGCCGCCGCTAGTTTTAGAAGGAGCTTTTCCATACATCATTCCAACAACATTCCAAATCGTATCATCAAAAGCTTTACCTAAAGCGGCTTGAGATTGACCTCTAGACATAGCTTGTTGTAATCCAGCTTGACCATATTGTTGTAGAGGATTTTGATAAGATTGAGCATAAGCTAATTTATCTAGCCAATTCTGTCGCTGACGTTGTAATTGATTATATTTCTCTTGATTGGATTGTCCAACATTTTGATTAGCAATAGATTGTTTATTAGCTAAATTAGCAGCTTGAGCTGTATTCTGAGACGCAACATTCCTCTGGTTAATACCCATTTGATTCTGAACATTAAAACGTTGCATCTGATCCATTGCGCTAGCTCGCGCCGACTCTTCTCCATAATCTTGATTGCGAAGATTACTAGCCATACCAGACTGTTGAGCAATAGCTTGTAAAGCACGTTGAGCTGCTAGAGAGCTAATTCTATCGCCTTCTTCAGAAGCACGATCTGCAGCAGCTTGAGAAGCTCCTAGACGAGCAGCAATTTCAGCCCCGCCACCAGCCTGACCGCGAGCAGCTAGATTTTGGATAATCTGTTGTTGCTTAGCTTCTAGATCTTGCTGAACACCCTGACGAGCCTTACGCATTTCTGCGGCTTCATCGGGAGTAAGTCCAGCTCTACCATATTGAGCCATTTGCTGAAGAGCTTTAACTTGAAACTGACGAGTACCCTCATCGCGTTTAATGTTCTTAAATTCAGTTACAGAATCTTGTAAAGCTTGTTCAAGCTGAGGAGTTAAGATTCCAGCCTGTTGGTATTGATCCAGAATTAATAAAGCGGATTGATCAGGAGGCATTCCAACTTTATCAAGCTTATCAATCATCGCTGATATAGATGCTTTCTGAGCATCATATCCACCAGATACTGTATCTTGCCCTCTTAAGCCACCAATTAATTGACCAATCATCCTTATTTTCCTTTAAGCTTTCTTCTTAAGCTTTCTAAACGTTTTAAACTCTTTTTCAAGATTTTTTAAATTCTGTTCATGAGCTAAACGATCTGCTTCATTCTTCTGCATTTGTTCTAGACCTAATTTAGCTCTAGCTAGGTATTGATTCTGAAGATCTGACTCACTAGCATTTAATGTTCCAGTTTGGAACTGATCGGCTAATTGACCGGTTTTAGCCCAATTTAGAGCTTCATCTAAATTAACAGCATCGCCACGCATTCCGGTAGCTTGAGAATAGGCGGATTTAATTAAATTCTCCATATCTTTATTGCTACCAGCTATTTCACCAACAAGCGGACTCTTACTAAATCCAGAGCCAACTTCAGAAATATTCTTTAGATGTTCACGCTCTTGTCCAACGCCAGATTCATATGCACGACGCTGTTGTTGGATTGCTTCATTTAGATTAGCAATAGAACTTACAGCAAATGGATTTTCAGCTAACTTACCAGCAACTTCAGGCTGAGCAGTATATTGTTGTAGAAGCTTAGCTTGCTCAGTTCCACTCATAAACTGACCACCGAGTTTACCGAGCATTTGAGCTTTAGCTAAATCAGCTTGAGTTTGAGCCGCCTGTTTTGTATTATAAAGTTGATTAATTGAAACATAGGGAGAAATGTCAGCTCCGAAAAGAGTAGATCCTTCACCTAGAACACCACCAGAAACAGTCTTAAGGTTATTTAAAGTAGCTTCATCTAGTTCAATAGGCGCTTCTTCAGTTCCCGGTTTACCAATCTTATTCAAAATATCCTGATATTGAGCCTGTTGAGCAGCTAATTGAGCAGCCATAGCTGCATCATAATCACTAATTGATTGACCAAGTTTACCTTTAGTTGATTCAGCAATCTGACGAGCTTGACCTTGTAATTCTTTACCTTGTTCGGTAGCTGCAGTAATTTGACGCTCAGCTTCAGATCCTACACCAACAGTTCCAGCTCTAGCCTGACGAAGCTGCTGTTGACCGGTTTGACCGAGAAGCATTTGATCAAGACGCTGTTGACCTGCTGAATAAGTTGGACGACCTTGCCCTACATAACGTTGTAGAAGACCAAAACGACCAGCCTGAGATCCACCAGCGCGAGCTAATGATTCAGCTTCCTGAGCCCTAGCTCTAACTTCATCCGCGTTCTGGACACCGGTAGGACCTTTAAACTCTGCGCCTAGAACGTTTTGAACGGTTTTAACATCTTCGTCGCCAGTTTGACCAGTTGCTCCCTGGATAATCTGACCGGCACGTTGTTCTTGTTCACCCAAACGGGCCTTTTCTTCGCCAATTTTCTGCTGAAACTGCTGACCAGCTTGAGAAACAGCTCCACGAGCCTGTTGACCAGCCTGTTGAACACCAGATGCAACAGTTTGACCTAATTTATTAGATCTATTAGACTGTAAATACCTACTGAGGTTGGTAAATCCAGATCCAGCTTGATTAGGTTTAATTGTGGGAGGTAGAATAGCCAAAGTTATATCCTCAATATATAGTTGTTAAATTTTCAACATTTACCTAATTGCAAGTACTTTCACCCTATACAAAGCATTAGCTTGTAACCCTGTGATATGATTGATAATTATTTGCTGATCGGTTTCAGTATAATTAATAAATACACCAGACGTAGGATATACAGAACTATTCGATAAATTATCTGCTTTTATAACAAATAACCCCTCAACTCGATCAGTAGTGCTCTTTTTAATAATTGTAGATGTTAAAGGCTTACCATTAGCATCAACTTGTACATCTAACTCCTTGATAGTACTAGCGATATTATCTTTAAACGTTAATTTACCATTTAGAAGATCATATAATACTTCAATACCATAGTTTAATGAAACTGAAAGGGTTTTAATTAACCCCTGATACTCAGTAGGATAATCCTGTTCATAAATTCTACGAAAATTAGGCAACCTAGCCATTATCGATAGCTCCGCTCACTGAGTTGAGTTTCACCGATTAAGCTAATTCCATATAACGCCCATTTCTCACGAGCAACTCGATGATTAAAACGTACTAACATGTAACGGCAACGTTGACAATTGCGAGGAATATACGTACGAATAGGAGCACCGTGACTAGCGCCGCCAAAAAACCCATTACCAAAATCATTGAATCCGAAAATACCATTACCATCAGCAATTAGTTCAACTTCTTCAAATTGCGGTAGTAAATCCGTTGCAAAACTGATAGTGGCTTGAGTAAAAGCTAAGTTATCAAACATAACCTGAGCATCTCTCATATGTTTTAGAGAAACTGGATCTCCACCGAAAGTATTTGGAGAGTAAAGTACATCACAATCAATAGATTTATACACTTTAATATCGCCAAGTACTAAAGGGATCTCATTAGAGATAGTAATACGCTCAGCAACGATATTTACATCAGTAATTAATACTTCTTGTAGCTTTGTTCCACTAAGAGACATATAATTAGAGAACGCTACAACACTATCTAGGTTTAATTTACTAATTAATTGATTATAACATACCTGATGATCAGCAAAATCAGTTACAACGGTAGCAAAACTACCCGCAGTACCAGCAGTAGTTACAGTAAACCCGGGTTGAACTGTAAAGGTATTGGCCCCAGTAACAGTTACTGCATACTCACCATTAATACTTGGAACAGAATTAGTTCCAGAAATAGAAACAATTCTTCCGGTAACTAATCCATGACTAGCAGAAGTAATAGAAACAGTAGATCCTGTTGAAATAGCAGTAATAGACCCACTCAAATCATCGATAGATGCTTCATAATTTGTAAACTGGAGGGAATCTGTATCTAATTTCTGAGCTAAAGCTAATAATTTAGACCGAATACTATCGCCGGTAACTGCTTCTAAATCATCAAAGTAGTCATTAGATGTACCTGGATCTAAATCTAGCTTCTTTAGGAGCATATTATAATCATATAATGATACAGTCTGCTCTTGAACTAGAACATCATTATCAGCAACGTTAGTAACGTCATTAATATTAAGTACCGTATTAGTGAAAAGAGATTCTAGTTCTAAATCGTAATCACGATCGGCATGATCTTCACGAGTGAAATTCTTACGCTCTTGCTCAATGAAGTTAGTATCGCCAGCTCCAACATACATTTTATCGTCAGCAAAGTTAATTACACCGCAAACAAAGTCCTTATCGATAGTGGACCACGCATTAGTTAGAGTATTATACTTATAACCTTGCTTAGCATACGTATCTGTAGTCTTTTTTACTGTAAAAACTGTATATGATTTATCAGAATCATATCCAATACCCCAAGTTGCAGTTGGAAATGATGTATATGATGAAGAGGCTAGCGGTAATAAATCAATGTCAATTGGGCGAGATACGTTACTAGTTCCAGATTCGGTAATAGAAGCTACACCTTCATCTGTCCAACCATAAATAACGTTACCTACAGCATCAATACTATCGGCGGCAAGAAGTTTAGTGCTACCATCAAATAATGCTAAGTTAAAAGGAATAGATTCGCCTGAAATTCTATAAATTCCATCTTCTTTAAATACGAAAAGACTGTCGCGAAGAGGAAAAATGCGAACAATTGCTCTATCTTTAGCTCCAACATCGAAATAATTGAGGATTGGAACTGCTTCAGGTTGTTGAAATTTAGAATAATAGATGCGGTTAGGAGATTCTTCATTAGAAGAAGATTCAACTGAAGTTGCTGGAATTACTCCACCAACAGTACCAGCTACAGTAACGGTTACATTAACCCTAAAAGTAGTAGAGTTTACATAAGTAATCTGTCTATATCCATCGATATTAGGAGTAGAGTTGCTTCCACTAATATAAACGTAATCTAAATTAGTTAAACCGTGAGCTGCAGAAGTTACTACAGTCATAGTTGAAGGTGAACCAGTAGTAATAGATGAAATCTGTATAGTAGGAGCAAAAGTTGGATTAAAAGATGCTCCAGTATTAGAATTATTAGTTACAATACTAAATTCACCGATATCTAATCCACGACCTTCAAATACCATCTTACCAGGAACTTCCTGAGCACCAGAAGTATAGTATACATATACATTCTCGCTAGCATTCTTATTAACTACCCGAGTTAAACTTTGAGCAGTTTCTTGAACAGCAATAGCAGGAGAGATATTATCAGATAGAAGAATCTGCTTATTAGTAGCATTTTCCCCTACGCCCTGATTAGTCACAGTAAAACTAAATCCAGTAGTACCATCTACAGGATCAGTGGTTTCTCCTACCCCCGAAAGCGTTACAGTTACAACATCTAAAGCATTAGATGCATCAAAATAGTTAGAAAGACGGTTAAAAGCATCGCGAGTTTTCTCAGCAATTTGAGTTGCGGTATCGCTAGCATCGGCAATAATTTGTACTAATTGTCTACCGCCAGCGGCAGGAGCTACTGCAGTGCCAATTTTATACCAAAAACGGAATAATTGACCGTCTTCAGCGCTATTAACATCAAAATAATCTGCAGTTCCAGAAGCAGCCAACGTAGAACCTGCATCGCAATCGATTGTAAATACTTCAGCTTCACCGATTACAAAGGTATAAGTATTATAACTAGATTCAGTCGCGATTGTAATAGTTGGGGTAGTTCCATTATTATAATCTTCAATCATACTCTGAACACCAAGAAGACTTACATCTTTACGGTGACGAGTATAAGTATTAGCATAAAATACGCTATTTTTAAATACGTTTATATCTTTAGCGAAAGGAGGAACGTCATTAGCTTGAAGAATCCCCTCTCCAGTAGATGCGTTTGTATAAAGGTTAGCTCCTCTAAATGCATCTGGAACTATATCTTCTATTTCAACTTGAGAAACAGCTAATTCAGCTGAAGTTGGAAAAGCTTCATATACAAGTTGTAATTCATCATTAGGAAATACATCAGTTGAAAGAACCTGTACTCCCGTTGCGGAAAATACAGCCGAGCGATAAACTTGAAAGAAATAATCTGAAGTAATATCTTCAGGAATTGTAATTTTTAAATCAACATTAGATGCCGTTGTAACATCTAATACATCAATATAAGTAGTAGATACGGTATTATCGATTACAGCATTAGGCTCAGCAATTAAAGCCTCAATAATAAGAGTAACGTAATCTTGTAATTCAACTAATTCCGCATTAGTAGGAGGAGTTCCAGGAGCAGTTGGCTGAGCAATAGCTCTATATGTATTAGATACAATAGTAGCACTACCAGAAACAGTAACTGCACCAGTAGCAGCAGTATTAAAAGTTATTTGAGTTGAATTTACTGAAGCTACAGTTTGAGCACCGTTTAAAGTACCAGTAGCAGGAGAAAATCCAGAAAGATAGATGGAAGATCCGGCTGAAACATAAAGAGAAGGATCACCAGATGCGAATGTAACTGTACACACTCCAGAAGAAATAGTAGCAGTATCAATTTCTAAAGGAGCACCGGTAGGAGTACCATCATTATCTGCATATAGAATATCATTATCGATCTTAGATACTAGAGAAATTAAATTAGTTCTAAGTTCAGCCGCACTAGCGGTTAAATCTAGTTTTAAAGTATTAACATAATTCTGATCACTGATCATTGATCCAGAACGACCAATATCATCTAGAGCACCCAAAAGATGCATATAATCAGGAATTAGAAGATTTAGAAGAGGATTATATACTTCAATTCGCTGAGAAGGAGTTCCTAGAAGAAGGTTATTATTGGCGTCTTTATAACCCCAAACTACCCTATAAGCAACAGCTGAATCTTGAGTTAGAAATCCGGTCTGATTACCATATTCATATGAAGCTGCACCAGCAATATCAACAGCTTTAACAGCTCCAGCATTAGTTATATAATTAGGTGCAGTAGAAAAATCACTAGCAGTTTTAGCTGAAATCTTTTTAATACCGGCAGAAGTGGTTAGATATAAATTACCATTAGTTTCAACTGATTTAATTCTTAAACCAGATTCAGTTTCAGAAATAGTACCAGAGAAACTAGAAAAATTACCTTCACCATCGTCAAATTGAAGAGTTGAAGCATAATGACGAAGGATTCTTCGTTTATAATTTAAAAGTTGTTTAGCTCTATCTGTAGTAGAACCAAAAGAATTACCATATAGATTGAATCCACGACGGGGCTCTACAACATTATCTCTAAGAATATTAACATTCTTAGCTACAGACAGAGAACCATCTGGAACATCTAATTGATTAGGTTGAGTATTTAACCCAAGAGCCTTTAAATTAAAAACAGAAGGCATTATTAAATCCTTCGGCGTACGCCCATACGTCCATAGCTAAGAAGACTTTTACGTTGATTAACTTTAGGAGTAGATCCATCAACGCGATTATCTACAAGAGTACCTTCAGCACGTTTAATATCGCCGATTTTAGCTACGGAAATTTGTAAACCTTGTAAATCACCTTGAGCAGCTAGAATTCTAGAACCAACACGCTCAGCTAATCCATTATGAAGATCCGGTGGAATCATTGGAATAATACATTCGTATTGTTCACAAATATAATCGCCAATTTCAAATCCTTCTGGAATCTGATCAGCATCGAATAGTATAGAATTAGTTGAAACTGAGCCAGAATTTAGAATAACGTCTTTAGCTAATAGCTTATGACCCGGTTTAGTTTGTAGAAAGTCTACAGTTAGACCTTCAACATAATGATCTGATAGATCTTCTGTAAATTGAATAGCAATTTGAGAAGAAACAACCATTCCCGTTGAATTAGATTCAAATTCTAGATCTAAATCTTGATATTCAATTGCAACTACTGCAGATGAACCGTTAGAGGCATTATAAGTTCCATCAGTATTAATAGCGGTAACTAAATTAGCAGCACTTAAAATTGAAGAAGCACCAATTTGAAACTCTAATGCATTGGGGGAACCAGCTACTGCAGTGAAAACTAAATTACCGATGGTTAAAGTATTTCCAGCTACTAGATTAGCATTATTAACTGTAACATTCTTAACAAAAGCTTCACTAATTGCAGCTCGTTCATTAAGAACTAACTGATTAGGACGAAGGAAATAAGTAAAACGTAAAGAACCGGTAGGTTGTGAAATATTAAATGGAGCTAGTACTACATCATTATTCTCAATATAATACTTCTGCATTAAATTGATTGTAGAACTTTCACGCTGCCAATACGATTTATCATCTGGATTAATTCTAGTCATCTCAAAAAGATTACCATTATTATCCACATAAAAAATATCACGCAATTTCATTCCCATAGCACGCTCGGGAATTGGATAACGTTCTACATTAGATTGTAATTCAACATCTTCAGAGTATACAAAATACTCTTCATGATATTGAAGAATATCAGGAACTTGACTGATCATTAATTCTTCATTAGCAAATGAAAGAATATCTGTTTCAGTGAAAGTTCTCTGATTTAAAGGAACTGCAATCTTACGCTTTACAGCTTCGATCAGCTCCGCAGAAGTCATCCACGGCTTAATGCCCATTGGTTATCCTTTAATTATTACTCGCCAGCCTTCATTTTAGCTTTTAGAGCTTCTAATTCAGCAATTTTTTCATCAATTTCTTCAGGAGTGCAGTCTTCCATCTCTTTAAGAAGATCACTCATAGGCTCTTTTTCATTTCCAAGAACCTTCATTTTTTCTAGATCAGCGCCCATTTCCTCTTCTTCGCCACCTTCAACAAGATCTTCAGCCTTTTCAAGACCTTCCTTAAGACCTTCAGCACTGTCAGCAGCGACAGTTACCTTTTTAGCAGGAATTTTACCACCAAGAAGAGCACCAGCCTGACGACTCATCCCTTTAGCAATGCCCATTTTAGCTTCTTTTTCAAGAGGATCTAGTTTCTTACCCTTTTTATCAAGTTTCTGCATTAGTTTTTCTTTTAACATATTATCCTTTCAAGATAGTTGTAAGCAACATTCCAAGAGTTGAAATCGCCTGTAAAACAATACAAGCTTTAATAACTAATGGAATTTCTTTTAATTCAAGTTCTTTGATTATAACCGGTTTCTCAATTTCAATAATTCTAACTTCCGTACTAACTACTGGAACATCAACTCTTTCATACTCTTTAACAATAACTGGAACTTCAATCTTTTCAACTTTAGTATGAACTTCAGAAATAATAGTTGGAACAGAAATTTCTTTAATCTCTGTTTTAGTTATAATTTCAGGAACTTTAATAACTTCAACCTTAGAACCAAGCTCTCCGGTCAAGTTCAAATTTTCAACTTTAATACCATCTACAATAGAAACGCGCCAAGCAGCTTTCTCAACATCAAATGTTGCATTATCCATTTGATATTGGTCTAAATTAGATGGTTTAATTGAATGAACGTTATCCATAAATTATACGCTAGTAGTCGTTGCTCTGAACTTGATAGTAGCTGAGCTAAATCCTGAAATGTTACCAATTGAAGCGCGCACTTGACCGGCAGCAGTAATATCAAAAGTTAAACCAGAGATAGAATCTCCGGTAAATAGCTCCGACATTTGCCAATCAGATCCACGTTGAATACCCATTAGTTCATATACTGCGAATTGATCGGTAGTTGCATCAACTAATACTGAAACCTGAGCTTTAAAAGAACGAACAGTAGCATTAGCAAAAGCTAAACCAGTAATTACCTGGTTAGCAGTATTATTAGCTAATCCAGTAAAACTAGATTCATTAATATCACCAGCGGAGGCAACCGAAATTCCTGAAAGGAAGTTCGCTCTAGTCATCTTACGTAGAGCACCAGCTGAGTTATCATGAATTAGAATAGCATCAGCATTATCAGCAGATGTTTCAGCGGTAGTACCACTAATATCTACTGAAAGATTACGGGTAGTAGTAATATCACCACCACCAGTTAGACCAGAATTAGCTCCAGTGGCGATTTGAACCGTAGAATGATCAACGTGTTCGTTAGCTACGAAGTTATTAAGAGCATCGTGATCTACGCCAGCAGGAAGAACAGCAGCCGTAATTGTGTTAGCACCATCATTATAGGTAAAATCTACTGATGCACTATCAGTTAGAGCACTACCTACAGCATCTTGGGCACGTTCATCTGTAAAATAAAGATTAGTACCTTCAGAAATGTTAGTAGTAGTTAATGATACTGCGCCAGTTTGACCGTTTACTGAAGAAACAGCATCGGTAGTATCTGCCTTCTCCCAAACTAGAGAAGCATTGAGAATTGCATAATCCCCAACATCGAAAGAAATATTACCTGAACCAAGATCTTGAGTACCAGCAACACTTACGCGATAAACATCGCCGATTGAACCGACACCATCAGCTAATGTAGGAGAGTTAGTAGAAGCATTCCATGTACCCTGGTACTCCATAATGGCATTAGGAAGCTGAGCAACTGGAACCTTACCGCTACCGTCGAGAGAAGCGTAACCGTTAGCTTGACCCTTTTCGGAGGTAGATTGTTTAGCATTTAATTGAGTCTGAATTGCAGAAGTTACACCAGAAACATAACCTAGTTCTGTAGAAGTTACAGAAGAAGCACTAATTACTCCAGAACCATCAGACTGTAATGCACGAGAAGCTGTAAGAGCTGCTAGTTTAGAAAGAGCAATTGCAGCTGAAGCATTAATATCCGCATTAACGATTACGCCAGCTTTAATTGTTAGACCAGCAGTAGCATCGGCATCAATATCGCCAACTGCAGCAGTATCAACCGCTGCTGAAACGTTAGATCCATTACCAACGATTAAATTACCATCGTTAAGAGTAAGACCAAGAAGAGTTAATGCTTGATCAGGAATTTCTTGCCAACCACCATTAACATATTGCTTTACTACGTTATCTGTAGTATTATAGTAAAGTGTACCATTCTCAATCCCTGAAGGATCCGCAGCTAGTTGAGCGAGACGAATTGCATTACCATACTTTAGAATATCAGCCATTATTTAACTCCATTGTTTAAGTGAATATTTAAAACTTGCATTAGTTCCGGTATTAGTTGTAGTATACGTTAAATTAACGTTACCTAGAGTAACTGAAACTCCTAAAGTAACACCAATTGCAGCTAATTCTACATAACCATTATCCGCAATTGAAGCACTAGTACCATCTGTTACTAATAAAACTCTTCCACAGCGAACATTAGTACCGCGAAGTATGCTATAATCTACAAAAGTGAAAGGATTACTAGCTGCAACATATGAAAAAACAGTTCCACTGCTATTATCTGTTAAAGTAACTGGACCTTGAAGATTTAAAGCTGCATCTTGAATGTTAGAATTAGCAATTTGAGCGCGAATTCCATCTGCTTGTATACTTAGATTTACAATCTTATTATTAGCGGCTGCAGAAGCTGCAGATAATTTAACATCACCAGTTACGTTAGTTCCGCTAACCGCAAAGTCAATAGAATTAGTATCAGTAACCCCGGTTAGAGTTCCACCACTAGAACTTCCCGTTAAATCAAGAAACCCAGTTAGGGGGTTAAACTTTACGCCCATTATACTACTCTTTCAACTACGTCTACATTATCATGAGAAGCATTGTCATAAGTAACACGAATTGTATAAAGTAAGGTAGATCCATCATAGTATTCCCAATCATCTACCGTCGCGGATACGGCAGTACGCTCAATCTTATGACCTAATTTACCAGCAACGAATGAACCTACAGCGAGGGTCTTCTCTTCTTTATTATAAACTCGTTGAATAATCTGAGTTTGATCAAATTCTGAAGGAGATTTAGTTGAATCAGACATTATTTAACCTCTTCTTTAACTTGTTCACCTAATTGAGCACCTTTAGAAGATACCCAAGTACGACCAAAATGCAATCCTGCGCAGGCCATAAACATTTCAAAAGTCATACTTGTAGATTTTACTACTCCAGCCATTTCTAAACCAGAAGCAGCCCAACAGATAACAGCAGATACAATCACAAGCGTTAAGCTTACTGATTTATCTGCATTCTCTCGTTTAATCCAAATATGGTTAAGATCCATGTTAGTTACTTATTTTAGTAATTGTAAAATACGTTCTAGCATTAGCGCCATCAACATCACCATCGGTGTGAGGTCTTACAACATCACCAGCATTTAAATTAATAGTTGCAGTTACAGCAGAATAACCACCAGATGGAATAAATGTAATTCCTCTAAGACCATCGCTATATGCTAGTGAACTAGAATTTGTTGTTAATAATGAACTATTAACACTAATTCCACAATTAGAAGGTCCTCCACTTTTACTATCAGCAATAGTTATAGCATAGACACCAGTTTCATTGATTGTTAATGATGCTCCAGCAGTAGCACTATCAGCATAAGTAATTGCGGGGCCCACATTTTTTCTAATATTAGAATAGCGACGAATTTTAGTATTAGTAGAACCATGACCATTAGCTGTATCTAAATGTATTTCACTACGAGGAGCAGTTAATGTACCTGAACTTGTAGAAGTCCAACCAGCTACGGGGAAAATAATAGGACCAAATGCAAAACTACCGCCACTAGCTTGCATACTTGATACAACAGTTTTCTCAAAAGTTGTATTAGATCCAGACGAACCTGCCATATATAGATTAGCAGTATCTGATCCGTCATAAAAAATTACAGGAGATACGTTAGTATTTAAAAATGAACCAGTGCTAAATAGTTCATAAGACACACCGATTGAACGGTGATTAGAACCCATTTTAGCGGAATCAATTCTAATACCGTCAGGAAGAGCTAATGAACCGACTGCAGCTGAAACTGTACCAGTAGTAAAGAATCCCTGTAGATGAATTGAATCACCTACACGTTTATAATACCATGAATTATTACTTACAGTACCAAATCCCGCACTAGGAGTAATGGTAATAGGTGACCAATCGCTTAGAGAAAGAATTGGAGAAGTTCCGCCGCCTGAAGACCAGCCGGAGATTGGGACAATTGCCTGGATAGATTGCTCGATTCCATTTGCGGTAAGGGAACTTCCGGTTACTTTTGTTAGTCCACCTGATCCTCCGCCCGCTTGAACTCCAAAAGTTACATAACTAACATTAGATTCAGCTAAAACTTCAACAAAAGAAGCTCCAGCTTGACCTTGAACAAAATGGCCAACGCCTCTAATTGCTGGAAGCTTAGTAGAATCAGAAACAAGCGAGTTCGGTAGAGAAATACGAGCTTCAGTAGCTGTAGAAGTTCCAGAAGTAAATTTACCTGTAATTTCTACAGAATCACCAACTCGTCTCCACCAAAAACTTTGAGTACTTACAGTACCAAATCCCGTAAATGTGGGAGTGTAGCTCTGCCAATCGCTCATGGGTACGTTAGCTTGAGCAATATCAGGAGCTAATACAACGTCATCAAAATAAACATCTACTGCGCCAGTATTAGAAGCACGAGCAATATGTAAACCAACTCGAATTTGAGCAGTAGAAGTATTAGTAATTAAAGTACATACAACTCTACCAGAAGATCCACTAATTCCACTAACTACTGTTGGCGCAATTAATACACTATTAGTTACATCATAAGCATAAGGAACAAAATCAGAAGCTGAAATAGTTCCAGACGTAGTATAGGGGAAAGATAAAGTAAGAGCTTGACCGCGATATGCAGTAGGAATATTAACTAGACAGCTAACACCTTCACCTTGACGAGTAGCACCAGATGAAACCGTCATCTTAAATGATGCAACGCCATTAATTTCGTTAGTTGTATCACGAGTTATTGTAGTATTAGGAGAACCGCCGGTCATATCTACCGGAGTAGTTGCAGCAGCATCAGCATAAGCTGCCCAATCACCAACCGTTGCTTCAGCATTATAATTATCAGTCTTATCTGCTGCCCAGTTATTAGCGGCAGTATTGAGAAGCATTAAATTAAGAGAAGCAGTAAATCCGGGACCACCAGATCCTACTTCAGACTCTAATCCAGCACTATTAAGCTTATAAAGTTTACCATCGGATTTGAAATAAGTTTTATAGAAACCAGCAGAAGGATTAGATGGGGTAGAAGCTTGATCATCCCAAGTTACAATATCAGTTGTAGGAGTATTTACTGTAGGAGATGTTAGAGTTTTATTAGTAAGAGTTTGAGAATCAGAAGTACCAACTACAGAACCAGTTACACCGTGAACACCGGATGAAGCGCTAGTATGAGTAGTTAAAGCTGACGATGTAGCACGAGTATCAACGTCTGATTGAAGTTCATCTAGAGCGCCTTGTACATCAGTTGCAGCGAGGTTGCCAGAAGGTACGTTAGAAATTGCTGAAGCATCGTGAGCATCTGTAGCATCACCAATATGACCTTGAATATCACCATCTAGTTCATTAATTGCAGCTTGTACGTCTGTAGCTGCAATAGAACCAGCTGGAACGTTAGAAATAGCAGATGCATCATGAGCGTCTGTTGCATCGTTTATATGGTTATTAAGATCTGTAGTAGATGCTTTAGCATTTAGTTGAGTTTGGGCATCTGAAGTTAATCCGCCGATATATTGAAATTCAGTATTGGAAACGGAACCATCGGCAATCTTAGCTGCATCGATAGCAGCAGCAGCTTTAATATCGGCATTGTCAATGTTACTAATTGT